ACAATTACAAAGACAAATGATGATAATTATACCTTTGCAACAGGCACAACATCTAGTATAACTGAGACAGGAGGAGGTGGTTTTGCATCAGCAGGACCTGTAACAGTAACGGCATGATTAAATGGATTAAAAATTTATTTTGTAAGATAATAGGTGTTAAACAATGTGAATGTCCGGAGGATGAACACATAGAATTATACACAAAAGTCCCAGAACCTGAAACACCTGTTCATAAACCTGAACATTGTTCTGGACACACAAGATTTAGAAAAAGTTGTCCTCTTTGTTTAGAGATAGTTGGAGCTAAATAATGGCAGGATTAAGTGCATCAGGATTAAAAACACAGATCAAAAGTTATACTGAAACAGACTCTAATGTTTTAACAGACGCTGTTTTAGAAAATATAATTCTAAACGCACAGTACAGAATATTTAGAGATGTGCCTATCGATGCAGATAGGAAGCAACAATTAGGTAATTTTGTTGCTGGCCAGGAGTCAATTAACTGTCCTGCAGGAGCTGTATTTATTAGAGGTATACAGGTTTATGATACAAACGGATCGGCTATCACGGGAGCTAACAGATGGTTAGAAAAGAAGGACGTAACATATCTACAAGAGTATCAGGATGTTACAGGAACATCAGCAGCTCAAGGTCAACCTAAATATTATGCGATGTTTGGTGGTGCTACAGGTGAGGCAGACACTAATTCAGGAAGAATATTCGTAGCTCCAGTTCCAAACACAACCTATAGATTCAGGGTTCATTTTAACAAAATGCCCGATCTTTTGGAGGATAATGGCACTAATTATATCAGCCTTAATTTTCCAAATGGACTATTATATTGTTGTCTATCAGAGGCATATGGATTTTTAAAAGGTCCGATAGACATGTTGACTTTGTATGAAAATAAATATAAACAAGAAGTACAGAAGTTTGCTAACGAGCAAGTTGGTAGAAGACGAAGAGACGACTACACAGACGGAGCAGTCAGAATACCAGTCAACTCAGCAAACCCATAGGAGATTAAGTTATGGCAATATCATCAGCAATATGTTCAAGCTTTAAACAAGAGCTTTTACAAGGTAAACACAGTTTTGAATCTTCAGGTGGACACACTTTCAAGATTGCATTATTTACTAGTTCTGCATCATTAGGTGCAGCTACTACTGACTACTCAACATCAAATGAGATTACAAATACATCAGGATCTGCATATTCTGCAGGTGGTGCAACTTTAACAAACTCTGGAGTATCGTTATCTTCAACAACTGCATTTACAGATTTTTCTGATGTAACTTTCACATCAGCTTCTTTTACTGCAAATGGAGCAATGATTTATAATACTACAACAGACGGTGGTTCAGGAACAACTGATGCTGTAGCGATTATAGCTTTTGGTGGCGATAAAACAGCAAGTAACGGAACATTTAAAATAGAATTTCCAACAGCAGACGCAAGTAACGCAATAATCAGATTAGCTTAGGAGGTCGACCATGTCGACTACTTCAGGATGGGGACGATTCACCTGGGGACAGGCGTATTGGAATGAAGACACAACCTTAAAAACAGGTTGGGGTGCTCAAGCCTGGAACGATGGTGAGTGGGGTGAATTAAAAGACGCAACAGTTTTTCCCACAGGTTTATCTATAACCTCTAACGTTGGCTCGGTTGATATACCAGATGTCATAATCACACCGACAGGACAGTCCATCACATCCTCACAGGGAGAGGCCTTCGTACCTGTAAATGTAGAGGGAGTGTCTTTTTCAGGATCCGTTGGTACAATAACTCCAAACGATCAAACACAAGGTTTAAGTTCTAGCGCTGTAACAGCATCTGTTGGTGTCATAACGCCAAACGATATGACTCTTGGTATAACAGGAGTATCTTTTAGTGCTAGTTTAGGAACCGCAAAAGCACCAAACCAAACCGTGCTGCCTTCTGGGTTATCTATAACTTCAGCTCAAGGAACAGCACAAGGTATCTCCTCACAAGAGGCACAACTAACAGGTCAATCATTTAGTGCTAGTTTAGGAACCGTTACGATACCAAACGATACGGTTCAATTATCTGGAGTATCCGCATCATTTAATTTAGGCACCCTTGTTGGTTTAGGAGGTGCTGTTGCTCAACCAACCGGTCTATCATCTACGGCGAGTGTTGGCTCTTTAACCGTGGAAGAGGGGCTAGGATTAACGGGTCAATCCTTTACTGCTAGCGTGGGATCGATATCTTTAGCTGATATACAAATAGGATTAACGGGTCAATCCATCACGACCAGCATAGGAACAGTCGATATCTTTGCATATGGCGATGTTGACACCGGTTCTAATACATCGTATAGTAACGTCTCAACGGGTTCGAACGATACGTATTCGGATGTTGCAACTGGATCAAATACAAGTTATAACGATGTAGCAGCGTAGGAGAATTTTTTATGGCATCAACATTTACCCCTTTGGGTGTAGAACTTCAAGCAACCGGTGAAAATGCTGGAACTTGGGGTACAAAGACTAATACTAACTTAGAACTTATCGAGCAGATAGCCGGTGGATTTATACAAAAATCTATAGCTGGTGGTGCACAGACAACAGCTTTAGCTGTTAGTGACGGATCAACTGGTGCAGAACTTGCACACAGAATGATAGAATTTACAGGCACGATCACAGGTAATCAGATTGTTACAATTCCAAATGATGTTCAAAACTTTTATATCTTAAAAAATTCAACATCTGGATCTTATACAGTACAATTCAAATACGCTACAGGATCTGGTGATACTTTCACTTTTGGAGCCACTAATAAAAAAACAGCTATAATTTTTGCATCTGGTAATCCGGATACAACAAACCCTAAAATGATAGAGATTCAGACTGGTGGGGATGTTGTAGATGATACGTCACCACAACTGGGTGGTGATCTAGATACAAATGATTTTAATATCGCATTTGATGATGCACATGGAATCAATGATGAGAACGGAAACGAACAGATAATATTTCAAACCACATCTTCTGCAGTAAACCAATTTGATATAACAAACGCAGCAACAGGAAATGCACCAAGCATATCAGCTACAGGTGGAGACACTAATATAGATATAGCTTTAATTCCAAAAGGAAGTGGTGAAACCAAAGTCGGCACAGGGTCTGCGGCAGCGACTGTGACCTCTAGTGGTGCTTACGATCTTAAACTAGACACAAATTCAGGATCAAATTCAGGTTACATTAATATTGTTGATGGTGCTAATGGTAATCAACAGATATATCCAAACGGAACAGGTTACACAGAGATAGGTGGTGCAACTAATCCAGGAACGATTCAACTCAATTGTGAATCCAACAGTCACGGGATTAAACTACAGTCGCCTCCACATAGCGCAGGCCAGAGCTACACACTTAAATTTCCCACTGGAGATGTAACAGCAGATAGATTTTTAAAAGTAGCTTCGGTATCAGGTTCAGGTGCAACCGGTGTTGGACAGTTATCTTTTGCTGAGGTATCAGGTGGTACATCATGGCAAGCAGTAAAAACTTCTACTTTCACGGCAGTTGCTGGTGAGGGATATTTTGTAAATACCACAAGTGGCACGATAACAATGAATTTACCTGCAGGAAGCATTGGAAATGAAGTTGTATTCATTGACTACGCTGGGACTTTCGATTCTAACACGTTTACGATATCAGCAAATGGTTCAGAAAAGATTGCAGGTTCGACAGCAGATTTGACAGTTTCAACAGAAAGGGCAGGAAACACTTTGGTATATACAGACTCTACACAAGGCTGGCTGCTAAAGAATAAATAATCATGGCTAAGTATAAAGATCTTGTCGGGACATCCGTCGTGGATGTTGAAGGTGATCCAGATAATCCAATAGCAGGTCAACTTTGGTATAACACCACAGAAAACGAATATAGATATAGAAGGCAGTTTGCAGGTAATGCATGGTCAGCTGGTGGTGACATGAATGTTGCAAGAAATGCAATGTACACAGCAGGTTCTCAAACAGCGGCATTAGCGGCTGGAGGAGACAGTCCACTATCACCAGAATATTATGGTGGGACTGAACTTTACGATGGGTCTAGCTGGACTGAAGTAAATGATTTAAATACAATAAAAAGAAATGGTGTTGGAATGGGTGCACAGCCAGCAGCTCTTGCTGTAGGTGGAAGTAGCACTCCTGGTGCAGCGTTAGTTGAAGTAGAATCTTGGAATGGAACTAACTGGACTGAAATAACAGATTTTAACACTGTAAGACAAAATTTAGCAGGAAATGGAACACAAACGTCAGCTTTAATTTTTGGAGGTGTAAATCCTCCACCAACTGTGAAAAGTGAAACAGAATCATGGAACGGTTCAAGCTGGACGGAAGTTAGTGATTTAAATACAGGGAGACTTCAAATAGGAGGTTTTGGGGCTGATAATACCTCTGCCTTAGCAGCTGGTGGAGCAACTCACCCTGGTGTTCAAAGAAGTGAAACAGAGTCTTGGAATGGAAGTAGTTGGACTGAAGTTGGTGATTTAATTACAGCAAAAAGATCAATGGGTGCCTCTGGTAGTGCAACATCTGGTTTAGTTTTTGGTGGAGAAACATCTACAGCTCCAATAATTGCTGAGACAGAATTGTGGAATGGAACGAGTTGGTCAGAAACAACTGATTTAAGCACTGCTAGACAAGGACTTGGAGGAGCAGGATCTAAATCTAATAACACCTCTGCTTTAGCTTTTAGTGGACTTGATGCCACTGATCGAACAAAATTTACAGAAGAATGGAACGCAAACGTTGCCGTTGGAGCATGGGCGACTGCTGCAAATTTAAACACAGGTAGAGCACAACTGGCAGGTTTTGGAACACGAACAGCAGCTTTAGCCGTAGGCGGAAGCGGTAGCACAGGAGCAACAGAATTATATAATGGAACATCTTGGGGTGAATTAAATGATTTAACCACAGGAAGAAGACAATTATCTGGAGCTGGAACGTCAACAGCTGGTTTAGCATTTGGTGGTGAAAACCCAGGTAGTTCTCAATCAGCAATTAACGAATCTTGGAATGGCACTAGTTGGACAGAGGTAAATGATTTAAACACTGCTAGACGAGATTTAGGAGGAGCTGGAACGTCAACAGCTGCTTTAGCTTGTGGTGGGCAGGGTGCAGCTCCTGGTGTAGGAAATTTAGATGTGACAGAAACTTGGAACGGTTCAAGTTGGACCGAAGTAAATGATTTAAATACTGCTCGAGGTGCACTTGTAGCGGTAGGAACAACTCCTGCTGCATTGGCTTTTGGTGGTGGAAATCCATCTCCTGTATCAATAGGAAATACAGAATCTTGGAACGGGTCAAGTTGGACTGAAGTAAACGATTTAAATGTTGTAAGAAGCAATCTTGGAGGATCAGGAACTCAAACATTAGCATTAGCTTTTGGAGGTGTTCAAGTGCCTCCTGGTGGTGGTGCAATACAATCAGCTACAGAATCATGGAATGGAACTAATTGGGCTAATGAAAATAATTTAAACTCTGGAAGAGATCAATTAGCTGGAGCTGGAACAAATACATCGGCTTTAGCATTTGGTGGAAACCCTGATTCAGACGCAACCGAAGAATGGAACGGAACAGGTTTAGTAACACAAACGGTAACAACAACAGAAGATTAAGGAGGACAACTATGGCAAAAACATATCAATACTGTGTAGCAGAGAACTGGGGAAAGGGATTTATTGATCACGTAGAATCAATAAAAATCACTTTCAAAGGTTTTCCTGGTGATGTTTGGCAGGTTCCCGCTTACAATAAACATGCAAATCTTTGGATTGCAAAAGTAGGTGGAGCTGTTAAAACGTTATCTGAGGCTCAAGCGATTGTTGATGCAGAGGTCACAGCAGCACAAACTGCGTGGGATGCTTTATCTGACGAAGATAAAGAAGATAATCCAAGACCAGCTGACATAACATTGACTGAGTAACAAGGAGAACAATGGCCGAGTACAAAGAACTAAAGGGTGGTAAAGTAAAAAATTATACCACGAATCCTGATAACCCTTACGAGGGTCAGGTATGGTTTAACGAAACCGCAGGTGAGTTGCGTATTCGTAAAGGCACCAAGACAAGTGCTTGGGCAGCTAGTGGTAATTTAAATACGGCTAGAAAAAATGCAGGTGGAGCAGGGGCATCGAGTTCAGCAGCTTTAGCTTTTGGTGGAAACACAGGATCTGCATCAGCTTTAACAGAATCTTGGAATGGTTCAAGTTGGACTGAGGTAGGTGATTTAAATCTTGCTCGTGGATCAGCAGGTGCTGGTGGAATACAGACTTCAGCAATATTTATGGGTGGTTCAGTAGATCCTCCTGTAAACGCACAAGTGGAAATTTGGAACGGAACTAACTGGACTGAAGTTGCAGATTTAAACACAGCTAGATATGATATGGGTGGAGCCGCAAGTGTAAACACTAACGCGTTAGCCTTCGCTGGTTTTAATCCCGGTGGTGATACAGCCCTTACAGAATCTTGGAATGGTTCATCATGGACTGAAGTTTCAGATTTAAACGATGCAAGACAATTAAGAGGATGTGGCACTAGCAACACAAATGCCCTAGCTATTGCAGGATATAATAATCCTGGTGGTGCAACAAAAAATGTAGAAGTTTGGGAGGGGTCTGTATGGTACGAAGTAAATAATGTAAATGAGGATAAAAATTATTTAGGGTCTACAGGATCCGTTACGTCAGCTTTAGCTTTTGGAGGAGATAGTTCAAGTGCAGGTCCCACTGAATTATGGAATGGAATTTCTTGGACCGTAAAAAATAATATGAATACGGCTGTTTTTCAAATGGCTAGTAATATTGGAACCAGCACTAACGCATTATCTGTAGGAGGAAGAAACCCTTCAACTACAGCGTTCACAGAAGAATGGAACGCAGATTTTGCATATGGTGTTTGGGTAAGTGGTCCTAATTTAAATCTTGCAAGAGCTCATAATGCAGGTGTGGGTACAAGAGACTCTGCATTAAATATTGGAGGTATAGATGCCTCTCCAGCAGAAGTAGGGAATACAGAATTATATAACGGGACTGCTTGGGGTGAATTAAATGATTTAAATATAGCTAGACGTTTTTTAGCAGCTGGAGGAACTTCAACATCAGCAGTGGCTTTTGGAGGTAATCCTACTCCTAGTAGAGCAGTAAATGAAAGTTGGAATGGAACTAGTTGGACAGAAACTGGAGATTTAAATACAGGCAGAAGAATTTTAATGGGCACTGGTTCAAGTAATACAAATGCTTTAGCTTTTGGCGGAAGTCCTGCACTAGCTGTTACAGAATCTTGGAATGGTTCTGCTTGGACTGAAACTGGAGATTTAAATACTGGAAGAGATCAAGTTCTTGGAGGAGCAGGCACTAATACAGCAGCACTAGTTGCTGGAGGACAACCACCAACTAGAGCTCTCACAGAGTCATTTAATGGCTCAAGTTGGACAGAATTAAATGATTTAAATACAGCAGTAACTAATAATGCTTTTGTTGGTGAACAGACCTCTGCATTATCTTATGGTGGTAGCCCTGGATCAGGTCAAACTAATAAGACTGAATCTTGGAATGGAACTAACTGGACAAATGAAAACAATATGAGTGTGTCTAGAGAAGGAGCAGCAGGAAGTGGTGCTAATAGCACCGCAGCACTTGCTTCAGGAGGTTTTCAACCAAGTATCGGAGGAACCACAGAAGAATGGAATGGTGACGGAGTAACAACCCAAACAATAACAACGGATTAATATGACAAAATATAAGGATATAATCGGAACGGATATACAGGTTGTGACCTCGGACCCAACAGAGGTGACAGGTCAGGTTTGGTACA